TAATAATATAATTCAAATATAAATTATATTTCCGTTATTTTATTGATTAACGCGGTTTCACCATCCATAAAATATACTTTATTTCGGCCTTTGAAATTGGTCTCGGTGAAATATCGTAATGTCATTTCCATTATGACACATAAACCTATTTTTAATATTCCTTCTATCTTTTCATCTTGGTAATCGTTTTCTTCCAATACTGAATTCAAACGTTTTACAATATCGCTTTTACCTGCATTACTGCATAATGCACCCTTATTATTACGTTGTTGGCTAATATCTTTGGTTTTAAAATGCATTTCGTTGTTTTTGAATAGATGTATAAATCCCACAAATTTATTAATATTATCACGTGCAATCAAATATTTGGCCTGAACCGCATCATTTACTTTTTCTCTATCGACTTGTCGTGATTCTATCCATTGGTTCTCTTTCCAAATATATATTTTCACTAGCGTTTTATCCGTCAATACAATAAATCGGGTATTTCGGGCTTCTCCAATTTTCTCATCGAAATATTTTTTAATAATATATTCCGAATCTTCTTGTATCTCATAATCGCTTTTATATATGTGTTGTATCAATACCAATTTGTCTTCGATTGAACAACAATCTAAGTAGTGATAAAAAATATATTTCACTATAAATTCCATTGGCATTTCGTGAGCATCTTTTAATATATCCAATACAAAACTCGTATGTTTATACCAGTTGGTATCGCCAGTTTCGATTTCATTCGAATTTAATGCAATATCTAATGATTTTTTTATATCATCAAAAACTTCTTCATAAGTTCTCAATATAGGTATCTCGGGTTCTATTTTATGATTATCAATGATTGGTTGTTCTGGTACATTCTCTTTTTCTTTCATACTCATCGTATCGATTTGTTTTGGTAATTCTAAAGATAAGGATTCACGTTTATAATCCACGGGTACGGAGCGCTCATAGATAGAGGCTTTTTCATTAGTGATTTCAATCGGTTGGAAAATATAATAGTCATCTTTGTTTATCAAATATCCTCTTCTACCATATTGGTCAAACAAATATTCATTCTTATTATCAATGAGTTGAGTAAGAGTGTAATAAATCTGTTCTTTTGGATATTCTTTGAGAACATTGATCAAATTGATTAACATATCTTTCTTATAAAAAGGTTGTTCTCGAAATAATTGTCGAATTCGTTTTAAAATAATAGAATAATTCATTTTCACATAATCATCGTTGTAGGTATCTTTAACAATATCCGATTCACTGATAGTAGCAGTAGGAGAACAAGTAAAACTACAATTATCCATATAATCACAGATATCCGTAAAGGGTTTATCACCAATTTTATATTCGATGGTTTTTTTACTAGATAAATTGATTTGTATATTCTGGTTCTCGGCTAATTCTAACAATTTATCCACTGTAAAATTGGTTTGTCCAATATTCAATATACAATCCGTCGCCACTTCTTTTAAGAGTCTAGTGACTCTACCAATTTGTATCGCTTTCTTTTCCGCCAATCGATAGACATATAAATCAGCGGGTTCCTCCCCATTTGATGGTAAGGTAGAATGTAGATATATTTCCACATTTCGTTCTTCAAATGGTAACATACAATGACTGAGATTTCTTACACCACGACCAATGATTTGTTCGATACGGTTCATATTATACCAAGGTTCTAGGATATGTACTTGACGAATATTCTTGAAATCCAAACCTTCTGCGGCTGCTTTCGAAATCAATACCACTTTCACCAGTTCTCCATTTTTATTATCACTATTGGTAATATATTTAATATCAGCAGTATTATTCGGTGAGAATGCCGCATCACCAGTAATCATTACATATCTAGCTTGTTTAAAGTTTTCGGTGACTTGGCTTTTGGGTTTCATTGTAAGGGCATCCAATGGTTCGTTGGGTGTTTTTAATAAAGATTTACCATTCGAGTCTGAACAATAACGAGCGAACCCGAGTTCTTCCAAGGCAAGTGCGATGGGGACAACGCCACCATCAATATATTGGGAATATACGAGAACAATACCATTCGAATTCATAACACAATCACATATTTTAGCGATTTTATTACTATATTTTCCAATATGTTCTCGACTAAATATTTTACCATATTTTTCGAGAACATTAGGTTTATATTCAAAATCATAGCGAAGAGGCTGTGGGGAAGTTACGGAAGTATAAGTCATAATATTGGATAAACCACTTTTGCCGACAATATTGGTAATAATTTCATTGTTTAATTCCTGATTAAAAGGTAAGTCTTCTATTTTGGTTTGTGAAACTAATTCGTCTAATCGAGAACTTGGATAAACAATATTTAATGCTTCTAATGGAATTTGAAGTATGTTATAACCGAAACGTTCCATATTTTCAAAGGAAGGCATTATGGTTTCATCACCATACGTATTCGATTTATTGAATGATTTCTTACGCATATTTTCTAGAATAAATTCATAGCCTTTTTGTTGATATTCACCAATGATACTGGTATAAACAGGAATATTTTTGATAGGCTCTTCGATGGGTTTTTTATTCATTTGTATGGTAGGGTATTTTTCAGGGGTTATGGTATTCTCGGGTGAAAAAGTAGATGGATAAATACGATATGGAAATGTATATGGGTTCTCACCACGAACATAAGAAATATAACCGATTAATTTTCTTTGTAGTAGTTCCCTTCCGCCTTCCGCTTTCCCACCTTCGGCTTTCCCACCTTCTTCTTCGGTTTTCCCTTCTTGCGCTTCTGGTTCTTTGATTTCTTTAAAATTACCTTCTTTATCGAATACATCGTTTTCATCGATACTCGCTCTTTTATCATTGATATTCATTAATTTCACTAACCATATGATTTCTTTATAACTATTATACATCGGAGTAGCCGATAATAATAATAATCTCATATTTTCCGAATAACGAGCTACTTTCATTAATAATGTAGCGGTTCTCTTATTTTTATTATCATCTGTCATACGAATATTATGGACTTCATCAATGATAATCAAACGATTATTAAAAAACTTTTTAATTTTTTTGATTTCCATTGATTTTCGTTCCACATCCGAGAACCCTGATTCATCCGAAACCACGGTTTTCTTAGTAATATAGTTGGCTAATTCAATATAACCCATAAAGATATAAAATGTATTGATAATACCACGTATTTGACTAATGACACGTTCTCTACTGACCCCTTTCAAATTGGTTGGATTGATTTCCTTTATTAATGCACTTCCAATACAAGTATTCAGATTCCATAAACCGTTTTCTTCTTTTAATTTACGTTCATCAAATAATTGCATTCGGAAATTGGCTTGTACGTTTGGCGAAGCAACCACGATAATTTTATGTCGAATACCCACTTGTTTCATATAGGAACGCATTTCTTCTGCAACACCAATCGCACTACAGGTTTTACCACTACCTAACATATGGTATAATAATAAACTATTATATGGTGTTTGAAAGGATAAGAAATTCTTAATGAACAATTGGTGAGGCATTAATTCAAAATCGGCATTACATAATAGTTCAGTTTGCTTACGAATATCATAAATAGTCCCATCATATTTGGTATCATTGAATTCTTTACGCTTCGCAATTTTAATATTGAAATTAGGGTCATTTAAGGTAGGATATAGATAATCATAGTCATTGTTTGTTTTGGCGTTCTCGTATTCTTGTAATTCTTTTTGTAAAATTAATTTATTGAGTTGTTTTTCGTCTTGTGTTTCGGGTTCTGGTTGTTCCTCTTCTTCTTCGATTTCTTCGATAAAAGGTTCTGGTATAACAGAGGGTTCTGTTTCCTTTTCAACAACATTGGAATCTTCTAGTAGAGATGGTTCAACGTTCTCTTCCGCTGGTTGATCTATGATAAAAGGTTCTTCCGGAAATTTTTCTGATTCTTCAATACGTTCAACCACGGAGTCTTTGGGTGGTATAATAATCTCATTAGTTTCATCCTCTTCTTCCTCTTCCTTTTCTTTTTCATTTTCTAAACGAATGATTTCATTGATTAATAATTCTTTAGTGGTGAATTTACCGGTGTATTTGGTTTTTCTAGGCACTTCTAATCCCATTAATCCTGCCCAAATATTTCGTAATTCATCCAACTTCATTTTATCATATTTAGAATAAGCATCTTCTTTTGCTATGGGTGTCATTACTTGTGTTGGGGTGGGTTGTACGCTTTTGTTTAAAATTATTTTTTTACCAGTTCTAACAGGTTCGTTATTCGTTAATGAGTCTATGATATTTTGTACCAGTGGACTTCTGGTTTTTGTACCAATATCTAATGGATGAAAATCAGTGAGTTCATTCGGTTTATTTGATGATTCTAATACAGATTGTAGTAAAGGATTTGGCGTATTCTCATCCACATCGAGTGGATGCAAATCGGAAACAATTTCAGGTAAATTCGATTGACTTAATGGTGGTATAATAGATGGTTCTGTTACTTCGGCTTTACGTTTTTGCTCAACTTGTCCCCTACCTTCACCTCTTTTAAATGTATATTTTTTAGATTTTTTTGGTTCGCATTTTTTGGTTTTATTATTCCAACGAGTACCATTTTCGCATCTTCGTTTTTTTTCTAATTCATTACTTGACATTTTATTATACCGTTAATTATATCTATATACTTCTTAGATATAATTATTCATATTTGAACATAGTTCTTGACAACTCATATAAATATCTTATAGTTTGTTAATGCATAATCAATATTCGTAATTAAACGTTTTTTTTCTAAATTATATGTTCGTATGGAATTCATACATTCTTCATATGTTTTCCATTCGATTTTACTTACTTCCGATTCTTCATAATTATGAATGAAATGGGTATCTTGATAAGGCATATGAGCAATAAAATACTTATGCTTATATGATTTATAGTTGGAACCCGTGAAAATTTCTTCAAATGGTAAAATGTTCTGTAGTATTTTCATATTTCTTACATTTAAACCGGTTTCTTCACTAAATTCACGTATAGCACATTCATAATCTTTTTCTTGATAATTACGACGACCTTTGGGAAATCCCCATTCAGGTTCATCCCAAATATCATATTGATAACTTTCATCAATAAGTGTAGATAATGTATAATACATATTTTTATTCAATACTCCATTACGTAATGAATTGAATTTTTCTCTAGATACAATTTCTTCAACTTTATATTGATTCGATATGTTCTCATTACCCCATATATTTTTCCATAATTCATTGAATTCAAGGGTTTTTAAGTTGTTTTTTTCTTCCACTGACATTTGTTTCAACATATTCATAATATAATCTTTATTAAAAATCGAGTATTTACCTCGCATAAAATCGATAAATCCTAATGTATCCTTACGACATATCATTAGATATTCGATTTTCTTTATCTTTACTATTTCGATAGGTTCAATACCGGGTGGTGGTGTAACCGGTTCTTCCTTCACCCTAAATAATATGATACCTATACTGGTAATCGGCATTTTACATTGATGATATAAATGACCTATTTTTCCACAATTATTACAATAATTATCTTTCATATGAATTCGATAAACCTATATGATTATATTCACAAGTCTTTATATAACTATCTATAGAATGCATTTTGATTCGGCTGTTTGGGGGCCTCATTATTGGTTCTTTTTACATACAGTTGCTCGAACTTATCCTGATACACCGAATGAAATATCAAAACGTAAATATTATGATTTAATACAAAATATGCCGTTGTTTATACCCAATGAAGAAATGGGGAACAACTTTAGTAAATTATTAGATAAATATCCGGTTACTCCGTATTTAGATAATAAAGATTCATTCATTCGTTGGGTACATTTTATACATAATAAGATTAATCATATGATTGGTAAAGAGGAAATGTCCTATATGATGGCGATGGATAAATATAAGTCTGAATATAAACCAAAGCCTATTTACTTGACAGAAAAAATTAATTTTAGAAAACATTATATTCATATAACATTAATATTAGCTTTATTGGTTTTGATATATATTTATTACGAAGACTAAAATATCTCATTAGTTATTAGAAAAGAAGAATGCGTATAGAAATCATAATTTTTATTATTACTGCATTTTTAATGGCGAATACATATACGGATGGTAAATATTTAAAGACATTATTATCGTGGAAGAAATATTATCAAATGGCGGGTATTGCCATCGGCGCTATTATGATTTATTGGTTAATAAAAAAAAATCCATTACAAGCTCGACAAATGATTGCCGCATCTAATGATTATATCAAGTATTTACCGGTAGATAAAAACACCTCGAGTTTTATTTCGCCTATTTTAGATTTTACTTCGAAACAAAATATATTCCGTGACCAGAATAATGGTAATCAAATGCATCCTACATATAACCATCCAATTATATCGATGCCACAAAATACGGCTGAATCAAAAATATTATCATCTGGCAAAAAGGCGACCAAACGTTCCGTGAGTGAAACGAAAAAGAAATATGTAGCATCCAGTCAAAATTGGAAGTGTGGCGATTGCGGGAATCAATTGACAGCGTGGTTTGAAGTCGATCATAAACAGCGATTAGAATATGGAGGTAGTAATCATATCGATAATTTAGTAGCTTTATGTAGAGAATGTCACGGAAAGAAAACCACTATGGAAAATCTATAGAAAAATATTATATTGTATATATAAGGATATACAATATAATGCCCAAGAAACATAATTTAACTTATACCGAAAAAAAAATAATTTCAGGTGTAGTGTTTGGCATAATCATATTTACAGGACTTTTATATAAATTTCCTACGTTTCGTAGTATATTTACCGAGACTATACCAAATGCTACGCAAA